TGTTGGCGTACCGTTACCGGTCCAGCCCTCAACGCTCGCAGAATTAAAATGCCAGATTTTCAGTGAGTCGAACTGTGTGCCGCTGCCCGCCGCTACCTGGGCGATCGACTGCGCCAGTGAGTCCGTTTTGTTCTGAATAATCAGGTTAGTTTCAGAGATTGCCGCTTCGCGCGTCAGTTTCTCGTTAAGCAATCCATTTGCTGCATCCGCAGCTACTTTCTGATCCTGCTGGGCTCGCGTTGTGGCCTCAGCCGCGATTGCTGCGGTACGGTCGCCAGCTTCTTTGGTCAGCGCCTGGCTGCGGGCCGTTGTTTCCTTCGAAATCGCTGCAGCGCGATCGGTGGCCTCTTTGGTGATGGCGGCCGAGCGGTCAGAAACTTCTTTCTGAATGGCGTTTACGTTGTCCTGAATCGACTTATCCAGCTCTTTGTACGTGTCGGTGTCGCGGATCGCCTCGTCCATATTGTCGATATAGTCAGCGACATTATCAGCCGGCATACCGCTGACCCAGCCGGTCCAAGCGCTCTGGTTGCCGGTTTTGTCCACCAGCCGGGCGCGGTACCAGAACGTAACTCCGAATTTCAGGCCGAGCTGCTGGTAAGTCTTTTGCGGGTAAGGCACATCGGCCAGCAGCAGCGGATTTGTGCCGGTTGCAGTCGCGCTGTACTGGATCTCGGTTTTGAGCGTATCCCCGGTACCGGCCGGAAAATCCCAGTTCAGCACGACGCCAAAGACGATACCCTGCGTGCGCAGTGCTTCCGGTTTCGGTGGCGCCCCGGTTTTACCCGTCAGGACGGTTTCTGGGCTAACAGCCCAGACCGATGAGACATCGCTGGCATTCACTGCCCGCACCCGCACCAGATAGCGACCTGAATAAATGGCAGGCACCTCAAAGCCCAGCGAGGAGGTGCGCGGCACGCTTATCCAGTTCCCGGAGTCCTTGCGCCATTCAGCTTCATAGGCCACCGCACCGGTCACAGCTTCCCACGACGCGCGCAGGGTGGTGATGGCAATGCCCTGACTCACGCTGGAATAGCTGTCGACCATCACGTTTATCGGCGGTCCCTGAACGCCCGGCGGAATAACACTTATCGGACGCTCATCAAGCCGGGTACCGTGATCGATGGCAGGATATGTGTCAGGGTTATAGGTGGTGCCAGTAATGGCATAGGTACCGTCATTGTTGTCACTGACCCCTGTCACGCGGAACAGTGCAATATACAGGTCGTCAGCCTCAACCGCCCAGTTGGTTTCCGCTTCCGGCGTCTCGCTCCAGCCGGTAGTCACAGTCACGACTTTACCGTTGACCGCCTGAACTGTGCGCGCCTGCGCCGGGCCGGATGGCAGGTTAACGAACAGTCGATCGCCAGGTTTGATATCAGCGATGCGATCAAGCGTGATATTACGCCCATTCACTGCGCTGACGCGCCCGCCGATGATCCGCCCGGCCAGTTCGTTCGCCGCGATGCCGATAACCTCGCCCACCGGCGGCACGTCCAGCCCGGTGGCAAAGGACGCAACTTCCCCGGCCCCGTTCGTCAGCAGCACCCAGCGCCCGCGACGGTTCGCCTCGGACTGGCGGTCACAGCCTATCGCCGTCATTTCCATCTGGCGGAAGTCATACCGCATCGAAAGCTCGTTGTCGTACACCACTTCCGGTGTGTCTTTATAATGGTTTTGCGGATCTGACCAGTTGACCATAGCCGAGGTATAGCGGGTAGTTTCGCTCGGATCGGAGAAGGTAAATTTACCGTCGACCACACTGGCATGGTTATAAACGTGCCAGATATCGCGCGGCATATCTGCCAGCACGTATAAACGGTTGTCTCCCCAGTAGGTCATACCACGGAAAATACCGGCCAGGTCGCGCAGCACAGTCCAGGCTTCAGCACGATCCTGAATATAAACGTTACAGCGGAAGCGCGGCTCCATGCCGGTACCACCTTTACCGTCAGGTACCAATTGATCGCAATACTGGGCAATGCGGTACAGTTCCCAGCGATCAACCTGATCGGCAGTGATACGCTGGCCGAGTCCGAAGCGCTCATTCAGGATCAGATCGTAAAAAATCCATGCCGGGTTATCGGTCCATGCCCACTTAAACGTCCCGGTCCAGGTACCGCTGTAACCACGTGTTTCTGGATCGTAGGTGTCCGGTACGCGAATAATGCGCCCTTTCGGGCAGCACACTACCTGCGGAATACCGTTTGGAAACTGTTTTGCATCAAACTCGATGTACAGCAACGCGGTATGTGGGTAACGCAGTTTGGCATCGATGATTTCAGTAATGGCCTGAATCTTCATCGTGTCCACTATATTCACTGACGCGGCATCGGCCGTAATGCGGCGGATGCGCAGCTGCCAGCCGGTTGTGGCTTTAGGCAGATTAACGCGGTGGCTGCGCTCATAAAGCGTGGTGGACTTATCATCCACAATTCCATTCAGCACGGTCTGGTACACGCCGCCATCAACAGACAGATCAATGGCGTACTCCACGCGGGTACCAACCTTATCGCCATTGTCCTTCTGCCAGAGCAGGGTTTCCCAGCCGACGCGCACGCGTACAGCGGACAGCTGCGTATTAGAGATGGCACGCACATATGGCACATTCTGCTTCAGTATCTGAGAGATCTGCAGCTCGTTTTCAATGCCCGGAAAACCCTGAATATAAGTCTGGTCCTGCGTACCGGATCGAAACTCCCACGCCACACCAGGAAAGTTTTCTGAACCGTCGGCATTCAGCAGCGGCGTGTAAGAGGTGCCGTCACCGAGAAAAATTGTTTTTCCGTCAAGCCCGCCTGCATATTCTCCTTCGCCCAGGGCGATAAGCATTTTTGCGCGGGCAATAGACTGAATGCTGTCCGGGGATTCGACCGGCGTATGCCCCTGCTTACCACCACTCTTTGCACCAATAATCGTTGCCATATCGCATCCATAAAAAAGCCGCCATAAGGCGGCCGGGGTTTACTGAAAGATTCTATTGCTGGTCTTCGGCATAAATGCCCGCTGAAATAATCGCGCCGCCGATGTCGCGCTGACCGTAGAGAAGTGGAACCGGATTTCCGGCCGCCGTGGTGTTTACAGGGCCACCGAAGGCATAAGAGGGTTTATTATCCGGGTCCTGCCGCATACGCAGACCCGAGGGCTGGGGAGACAGCATCTGGATAACGCCTCCCACCATCATCGCACCACCTGCCCAGGCGATTGAAAGTGAAGATCCTCCCGTAAACGGAGAAGCCACAATCCCACCAACCACCATCACTGCACCAAGTATGGTCTGGAATATACCTGCCCGCTTGCTACCACGTATCACCGGAATGATCCGCAGTTCCTCCCCGGCACTGACCATTTCAAATTCGTCCTGTCCGATGTTCCGGCGGTCGCGGAAGATAACAAAGTCCAGGCCTTTTGCCCGCGCCTCCCGCAGCCAGGCATCAAAGCCGTCAAGGGTGGCCGACAGCGCGCGAAAAACTTCTTTCGAAGTATCAAGGACGCGGTAATGCGTGCGACCGAAACGCTGTGCCATTGAGCCGCTGAGTTTAATCACGGTTGTGTTCATTACATCAGCTCCTTATGCCGCACGATCTTAATGGTGCGATCGAGGTAATATCCGCCGTAAGGCACCCGCTGACTTAGCTGGCCATACATATGGTGCAACAGCATGTTTCCCTCGAGTAGCACTCCGGCATGATTAGGTACAGGTGACTGGACCTGCATGATCACTACATCGCCGGGTTGTGGCGGACCGTCGAACTCACGAAAGCCGCAGTCATGCCAGTTATCCATATAAAGGTTTTCGCCCTGCTCCCACCAGTGGCGCTCCACGCTGTAGTTGGGCAGTGCTATGCCGTGCTCAGTGCGGAAATAATCCATCAGCAGCGACCAGCAGTCAGCGTGACCCAGCACGAACTGGCGGCCCGTAAGCGGGCGTTCACCGCGCGGCATAACCGTTCTGATATCACCTTCCGGCCAGGAAACAATGACCCACGGTATTTCCGTGGCGTCACACATCAACATATCCAGCTCACTCGGCTGGGTGGTTGCGCCGTCGCCTGGATGGCTGTGTGCCACCGCAACCACGGTACCTGCATCCTCTGCCCGGGCGTAATCCTCCGGAGCGATCTCGAACTGCTCATCCGGTGACGCGGCGCGGTTTTCACAGGGTATGTACTTCTCCACGCGCCCCTTCTGAATGACCAGCCCACAGCATTCATCAGGAAAAACCGCCTCTGCGTGCGCCAGGATGGCGGCGATCGTTTTATCTTTCATCATCAGCTCCTGAGCAGGGAAGCGCCGGGGAAGCCGCCAAAGTCCAGCGGTTCATTCTCGCCGAAACGCGGTTTACACCCCGTGGACAGCAGGCCCGAACAAACGTCGTGCGCGGGATCATCCACCTTGTTGCCATCCTTATCGAACCAGCCATTCTGCCCGGCGTAGGCGCAGCCGTTTCCGGTTTTGTACCACCCCCGCATGCACCAGGTGCAGAGCGGCTGGATCTGACGCGTCGGAATTTGCTGGCCGCGCAGGTCAGCGGGGCTTGAGAGTTCGAACTCCACGGTTTCATCATCCCCGCCGGATTTGCGATCCACATAAAAAACCTGCTTACGCTCTTCCAGCGGATTTGCATCAGCATTGCCTTCAGGGAAATTACGCGCATCAAGGTAATGTACAAAGGTGTCATGAATAATCACCTTCGCCCGCGCCATGCCCTGAAAACGGCGGCACAGCGCGCCAATTGTGCCTTTGATGTTGGCAACGGTCAGCTTTGGACGGGC